GTTTTAAGTCTCCGTCGAAAACTATTGGTTAATAGTTTTCAAGTGCGATGTCTCCTTCGGCAGGAGCAGTGCATATTAAGTCCAACCAAAGAGATCCCAGAATGTCCGATACGGACGTATAGAACTCTCTTTGATATGGTAAGAGTCACAATTTTCTGGAGGGAATTTGCCCTCAAGAAACTGTTTCTCTTCTTCAGGAGGAGGCCTCTCAAAGCCGTAATCGACTATGAGTTCGGTCTCCAACTGATCCTTAATATGCCGGTGTAAAATCTTACCGAGAGTCGAGGCGGCGTGAACCTTTATATCTTGATTCCTCTGAATGAAAATGGAATCAGAAATAGGTACTGTGAAGGATCTTAAAGTATCCTTCCAGTTTCCTTGTACCAAATTGTACAAGGAATCCACGTCACCTCCTATCTCAAATAGGCGAGCCCTCATGTCTGATTGAATACAGACGTGAGGTATTGCCCATCTAAGATTATCAGCATCGTAAGAGGTATCCTCACTTACGAGAATTCCTAGTAACTTAGAAACTTTGGTTCCTAAGCTACTAGCGAGATTCTCGAAGTTAGCAGACTTTAAGAACGCCTCACGTATCACTGTCTGGAATAAAGTTTGACTCAAAGAGTCAAGGGGCGGACCATCCAGAGATGCGAGAGACGGGTAGAAAGCCACCAACAGAGGCTTTAATGCCTCTGCTGCCAACTTCCTACCACTTAAAGCTTCCAATATATGGAAGACTGTATAGATTCCTAACTTAAGCCTCTTGATTACTCTTGAGGGATAACCTAAGAATCTGTATAGTTCGAGGATAGCCTCCGGGACCCCTAGAGATATGTCCCAATCCTTGTGGAGGAACTCTGAATCGATCACGTTCACCAGCGATGAAACTGAGGAACGCGCCGACCAGAGAGCTCCAATCGGAAAAGGAGTGATCTCCCTTCCGTCATGCACGAACCGTTTTGCGAATTCGTACATGATCGGGGAGATATGAGTTTTCTTTTCAGAAAAGCTCAATCCCAGGAGAGTCATTGTCTCAATATACTTCTTCGCGACGACGTCATCGTGAATAACGATGTCGTCGCCGAGAATAGTGTACTTGAGCTCGCGCCAATTAGTCTTAGTAACTCTACAGCAATAATATATCACATAGTGATGTGACAGGGCAAAAGAGTTCCAAGATGAATAGGCGCCAAGGGTTTCCACAAGCGTAATAAATTTTGCGCTTTTGAAAATCGAATGGATGACCTACCATGATGTTATGCCAATGATTAACATAATCATCGGGTAGTCTACCTCTGAGAACAATTTCTATTAGTTTGATAGGGAACCTATCTGTGGCGGCGGTTAAATCCACCGACCAGAAGTTATTCATGCTTCTGTTAAACACAGCCTCGGTTCCTTCTCTCTCTTCCAGTTTGTCTCGGAAAGAGCCCTGGTTAAATGTACAGTCTTGAGGAATCTTCCTTAGTACGCTAAATAGCCAGGTATGCAAACCGTATAATGCGGTTTGCGACCAATAATCTAATATAGCGACCTCTCGTGTCTTACCTTCGTAAGAAGGAATGGGCGTTACCTTACGGTAACGTTTACCATTCACGGGAATTACTGTGCCGATAAGCCAGTAATATGGAGTTAACTTAAGACGGTCCATCCTAGATTTCAACCTGTGACCACCAACAAAAGCTACGCTCTTGTATAGGTCATCCGGTAACGCGAATAAATCCGCGACACTGGACCATAAAGCATGTCCATTCGGACCTACCTTTGTGGTAAGATGAAATTTAGACCATCGAGCTGAGCGAGGAACCGATTTACTATATCGGTAACCTAGTTCATGCCAGAAATCATCAACGAAGAGGCCCAAAGAGTCGGGTACCGGTTTCGGTGCGCCCTCGATAGTCTCCGCGCTGATTTTGACTGGCAATTCCAGAGCTCTTGAAGCGTATAAGGCACTAAGGATCAGCCTAATTAAAGGGTAACCCCCAAGTGTCGAAATACGTCTCAGGAACTTTAGAGATCTAGGTAATTCCTTACTCGCGGGAAGAATCTTATCCGCTTGAGAAATCTGCTTATCACGAAGATAAGCATAAACAGAAGCACGAAGTTCCGAACTGAACTTAATTGCCTCTCGTTTTCCTCTCGTTCTAAGGATCAAGAGGAATTTCTCAAGTATCCGCTCCGCTAGAGAAGAGTCGCGAACTCGCGTTATGCGAGCTAGCCACTTTAAAGACAAAGTCATAAAGCGACTAAACTGATGAAGTTTTTGTTGTTTCATGATGTCTGTCTTTTCTTTAGGTAGCACTTGTTGATCAGTCACAAGTCTCTTAAAGAAACTAGCATTCCGATCCACATGGCACAAGACAATGCCGATCTCTCGGACAAGTGCTTGCACTTGAATTGATCACGCACCACATTGGGCTTTACAACCCTTTGTTGTGGG